GCGGATTGGTACGCTTCAGGAGCAGTCATAGATATAACTGAGTTCACGGATAAAACCGAAATAGGAATAGACCGCGTAAAACTTTACAAAAAGATAGGGTTCGCATTCCAAGAATCTAATAGTTTAATGAATAAAGCATTTTACAATCAGGGGTTAAAAGAATACGGAAACACGGAATATCAATATCCTTACGATGGTGGAGAGTTTAGTATTCAAGTACCTTTTGAAAACTTATTATTTAATCAGTTTTACCACGCAGGAAGTCCAACGGGTTTACAAGTAGGTTATTCTTTAGACCCTTCGTTTAGTCCATACATACCAAAACCTTGTTTACTTTACAAGTTTGGCGGTATTAATTTAACCGACCACATAGTTTACACGGACGGAGTGGCTCACGTTAGTAATCACGACTATATGATGTTCGGACAAGACCTAACCGACAACGGAATAGATTACTCGTTGAACTTTGCGCCTGAAACAAGTTCGTACTGGTTAGCACCGATTCAACAATCAATATTCGCAACGTATTATTTTCCTTACTTAGCTAATTTGTTTAATCCTAAGAACAGGCTAACAACGATTAAGGCAAACTTACCCGTTTCGATTTTGACAAGCCTACAACTAAACGATAGGCTAATCATACGAGACAAGAGATATATCATAAACGAATTTAAAACGAACCTTGTAAGCGGTGAAACCACGTTCCAGTTATTGAATGATTTTATGCCGCTTTTCCCTGAAAGGATAATTAACACAGATACGAATCAAGATGGTATAAGCGTTCCGATTACTTTACCGCAGTTGGCAAATAGAGCAGCATTTTCGTGCGACAACCCCGACGTTATTTTACCCGACCCGATATTAGAAAGCCAAATGGTAACATTTATTTTACCACGAGCAAAAGAACCTGATGTAATTACAATTAACGTAAATTTTGATTTTACAAACGGACTTACGCAAGTACAACCAATAATCATAATTAGACAAGAATGAGTTACATTAATCAAATCGTACAACTTTTACAAATAGCTGATTTCGTAGGCGAACACGAATATATAGAAATCGCAAAAGGAAAATACAAACTTCACTACGATTTTAAAGGAACGTACAAACAAGCAATGAGAGAGTTTAAAATACAAAGACAAAAGAAAAATGGCAGAAAAAAGAACTATTGAACTTGAGATACAAGACAACACCAAAAGTTTAAAGGCGCAATATAAAGAAGCAGTAATTGAACTTCAAAAAGTTTCTGCTGCATACGGAGAAACAAGCGCCGAAGCAATCCAAGCCGCAAAAGCAGCCGCACAATTAAAAGACCAAATACAATTTACAAATGATTTAGTAGGTTCATTTAATCCTGATGCAAAATTTAACGCATTAAGTAAATCTTTTGGTGGTGTATTAGATGGATTCCAAGCCGTTGAAGGTGGTTTAGCTTTAATAGGGGTGGAAGGTGAAAGCGTACAAAAAGCAATGCTAAAGGTTCAAAGTGCTATGGCACTATCGCAAGGTATTCAGGGGCTAATGGAAGCTAAAGATTCATTTAAACAACTTGGAAGCGTAGCAAGTGATGCTTTTAAAGGTATGAAAGGTGCTATGTTAGCTTCGGGAATTGGATTATTTATTGTGGCATTGGGAACTGCCGTAGCGTATTGGGACGATATAAAAGCTGCGGTTAGTGGCGTTAGTAAAGAACAAGCAAAAGCATTTAAACAACAAGAACTTAGCGCAGAATTAGCGCAAAAGAAAGTAAAATCATTTGAATCAGAGGCAAAACTTTTAAAACTTCAAGGCAAAAGTGAACAAGAAATAAATATAATTCGCGCCAAAAGATTAAATAATGGAGTTGCAGAACAAGAAGCCTATATTAAGGCAATGAAATCAAGACAAAAAATTGAAGTTGATGCGGCTAAAAGAAATGCTAAAATTGCAGAATCGGTGGTAAAATTTTTTATGGATAGTATTTTTATGGTGCCAAAATATATTGCTAAAATGACGGATTTATTATTAATTCCAATCAATAAAGCAATTACATTTATGGGTGGTAAAGCTATTCCGACTTTAACTGCAGGTATGGACGAATTGGAAAATATAGCTGCTAAAAAAATTGCCAATTTTATTTTTGACCCTGAAGGTGTAAAAAGCGAAGGTGATAAGGCAATAGCAGAGGCAAATAATGTTTTACAAGATTTAAAAGACCAAGCTATAGACAATGAATTAGCAATGCGAGAAGCCTTACAAGGAAGCCAAAATAATGCAAATCAAACAAAAGCAGAAAACGAACGAAAATTTAATGAAAATTTACAATCATATTATGATAAATTAGAAGCTGACAGACAAGCAAAAATTACGGATGCTCGTGAAAAAGAAATACAAGAACTTGCAAATCATTATGATGAACTTTATGCGGCTGCTGATAAAGCTGGACAAGATACAAACGAATTACAAAAACAACACGCAATACAAATTGGGTTAATAAATAAAAAATATGATGAAATTGATTTACAAGCAAAACGAGAAAAAGAGGCAAAGGCTTGGGAGTTAGAAAAAACAAATAGGCAACTACAAATAGATGGAATGAAGGAAGGTAAAGCAAAGGAATTAGAAATAATTGATTTGGCTTACGATTCCGAATTAATGGCATTAAAAAATAATTTAGATGCTAAAACAATTAGTGAAGAAAATTACCAAAAACAAAAAGCGTTAATTGAAGAAAAATACGGAAAACAAATCGATGATACCAACGCTAAATTTGATAAACAAGACCAAGAACGAAGACAAGCCGCAATACAACGAAACGCGGATTTTGCTAAACAAGGGTTAACAATTATTTCCGACCTTACAGAATTATTTGGTAAGAAAGGAGAAAAACAAGCGCGTAAAGCGTTTAATATTAAAAAGGCTGCAAGTATATCAACCGCATTAATTGACACGTTCCTAAGTGCAAGAGCGGCGTATTTATCGCAGTTTACTCCAGTACCTGACCCAAGTTCCCCCGTTCGTGGTGGTATCGCTGCGGGGTTAGCCGTTGCAAGTGGATTAGTAGGGGTTGCTAAAATAGCATCACAAAAATTTGAAGGCGGTGGTTCGTCTTCAGGTGGTGGTGGTGGTAGCGAAGGTGGTGGTGGTGGTATGAGTGGCGGTAGTCAAGCACCTTCGTTTAACGTAGTAGGTAATAACGGACTAAACCAATTAGCCCAACTTCAACAACAACCTACACAAGCCTACGTAGTTAGTGGACAAGTTACAACGGCGCAAAGTTTGGATAGGAATAGAATACAAAACGCAACACTTTAAAACAAATTAAATTAATAAGTTATGAGAATCATTGAACTGATTATAGACGAACAAGACGAACAAAGCGGAATAGATGCGGTTAGCGTTGTACATAGCCCCGCAATCGAAGAAAACTTTGTAGCCTTAAATAAACACGAAATTGAACTTAAAGAAGTTGACACCGAAAAGAGAATTTTAATGGGTGCGGCTTTGATTCCTAACAAACAAATATACCGTAGAAACGCAAAGAACGAAGAATACTATATTTACTTTAGTTCGGACACAATCCGAAAAGCAAGTGAATTGTTTTTAATGCGTTCAAACCAAAATAACGCTACTTACGAACACGATAAAAAGTTAACAGGGTTAAGTGTTGTAGAATCGTGGATAATTGAAGACGAACAAAAAGACAAAAGTAAACTTTACGGCTTCGACTTACCTAAAGGAACTTGGATGATTTCAATGAAAGTAAACAACGAAGAAGTTTGGAACGATGTTAAGGAAGGCAAAGTTAAAGGCTTTTCAATAGAAGGGTACTTTGCGGATAAATTTGAAATGAGCGCAGAAGAAGACGAAGCCACCGAAGTAATCAATGAACTCAAAAGGTTGTTAGGAATCGAATTAGAATCATACACGGACTACCCAAAAGGCGCAATCGAAAACGCTAAAACGGCTTTGAGATACGCAGAAGAAAACGGGTGGGGAGATTGCGGAACGGACGTAGGCAAACAACGTGCAAACCAATTAGCAAAAGGCGAACCAATAAGCGAAGACACTATAGCAAGAATGGCAAGTTTTGAACGACACCGCCAAAATTCAACTAAAGAACTTGGAGATGGATGCGGTCGTTTAATGTGGCTTGCTTGGGGTGGAGATGAAGGTATAGAATGGGCGCAACGTAAACTAGAACAAATTAAAAATGGCTAAACAAACTAACGTAACTACTCACACTCGCAAACCAAAGGTAAAACGTCCTAACGTACACGCCAAAAGTAAAACGAGCAAACTAAAAACGAGTAAAAATTACGTTAAACTAAATAAAGGTCAAGGATGAACGAAAACGGAAATAAACCACGAGCAGCACGAACAAGCGGTAAACGTGCGTGCCTATGTAAAGACGGAACATATAAGCGCAAATGTTGTACAGGTGAACTACAAAACCAAGGAATAGGAAGCGGTATTACACCACAACAACCACCCGCACCAAATTGGAATCCAAAACCATAAAAATGCAACAAACAAAAATTAAATAAGTTATTAAGTTATGAAAAACATTTTAGACAAAATCAACAAAGCCTACGATGTCGAAGCGACTAAAGTTGAGTTAGGTACGCACGAAGTAGAATTAGCCACATTACAATCTATTATTAAATTAGACGATGCCGCTTTTAAATTAAAAGACAAATCGTTAGCTATTGTAAAAAAAGCAAAAGATGCTTTAATTGATGCTTCAAATAATACTAATAATGTAATTAGCGCTTTTAATAAGGTAATTTCCGAAGTTGATGCAATAGAAAAGCAAGTAAAAGATTTAGGATTGAATTTACCAAACGAAGCACGTGTGGCACGTGATTCAGCAGTAAGAGAAATTTCACAATTTAATGAAATTAAAAACAAAATCAATTCAATTAAATTTTAATAATAAACAAAATGAAAAACATTTTAGACAAGATTAACCGAGCAGATGAAATCCAAGCAAACTTGGAATTGGATAAAACAGAGTTAGGTACGCACAAAATTGAGTTGGCATCTATTGCTGAATTACAAGCATTTATTAAAGAAGGACAAACGGCAGTTGAAAAGGCAAATGCATTAAGTTATCAATTAGGAGACGCAACAAATTTATGGAATAAAACATTTGTACCATTAAAAAGACAAATTGCGACAATTGAAAATAGTATTATCCAAGGATATAAAGTTATGGCACAAATAAATCAAAAAGCAAAAGAACTTGGAGTAAATGAAATACCTGAAGTAAAAAAGGCTGAAGGAGTTTTTTCAGGATTAGCAAAAACATCTACAGCATTAAGAGGTGCTGTTTTAGATAACAAAAATAGAATGGATACTAAATTTTAATAAATAAACATGAAAAATAGCACACTATTAGAAAAAATCAAAGCGTTACTTTCTCAGGAAGTAAAATTAGAACAAATGATGATGGCGGACGGAGTTACTAAAATCGAAGCCGATTCTTTTGAAACAGGAAAAGAAGTTTTCGTTGTAACTGAAGACGAACAAAAAATAGCCGTTCCAGTAGGTGAATACGAATTAGAAGACGGACGTATTTTAGTTATCGTTGAAGAGGGAATTATCTCCGAAGTTAAAGAGGTTAAAGAAGAAGAAGAAATGCCTGAAGCACCAGCCGAAGAAGTACCTACTGAAGCTAAAGCGCCCGAAATGAGCGAACCCGTATCTACTCCTAAGAAAACTATTGAATCAATTGTTAAAGAAACATTCTTTAGTGAAATGGAAAAACTTAAAGAAGAAAATGAATTGTTAAAAGCAGAATTGGCTAAACTATCCAAAGTTGACGAAGTCGCAGAAGAAAAGACCGAACTTAGTGAAGAACCTACTCCAATTGCATTTAACCCTGAAAACGAAGCTAAAACCGAGTTCACTAAAATCGGTAAAAAAGCACCACGCGGGATAATGGATTCCGTATTAAACAAAATTTACAAATAATTAAAAACAAGAAAAAATGCCAAATCCAAACATTACAACAACTTACGCTGGTCAGTGGGCAGGTAAGTACGTTTCTGCGGCTCTTTTGAGCGCACCAACTATCGAAGGCGGCGGGGTTACCGTTATGCCTAACGTAAAATTCAAAAGCGTTATTCAACGTTTAGAGACAACTAACTTTTTGCAAGATGCAACGTGCGACTTTAACCCTGCGGGACAAGTTAACTTAACCGAGCGTGTTCTTGAAGTTAAAGACCTACAAGTGAATATGACACTTTGTAAAAAAGAGTTCCATTCAACTTGGCAATCAATTGAAATGGGTTATTCTTCTTTCGATACTTTACCAAAATCTTTTGCTGATTACCTAATCGCTTACGCTGCTGAAAAAGTTGCGGCTGCTAACGAGGTATCTATTTGGCAAGGTTCTGCATCAACTTCAGGACAATTTGACGGATTGTATGTAACCGCTTTGGCTGACCCTAACTTACCCGCTGCTCAATTAGTACCTTCAGTAGCAATTACTGCGGCTAACGTTATCGGCGAGTTACAAGCGGTTTACGATGCTATCCCTGCTTCTCTTTACGGAAAACCTGATTTAAAAATCTACGTTTCTCAAAACGTTGCTAAGGCTTACGTTGCTGCATTGGGTGGTTTTGCAGTTGCTGCTACTTCTAATTCGGGTGTTAACGCACAAGGTACAATGTGGTACAACAACGGAGCGTTGACTTTCAACGGATTGCCTATCTTTATGGCTAACGGGTTGCCAGTTGATAGTATGTTAGCTACAACTACTTCTAACCTTTACTTCGGTTGTTCTTTATTGAGCGACACGCAAGAAGTACGAGTAATTGATACTTCTGCTACATTAGGAGATGACAACGTACGTGTAATTATGCGATACGCTGCTGGTGCGCAGTACGGAGTTATTGAAGACATCGTAGTTTACGGATAATCAACCTAACCAAAATATAACGGGGTGGTGGATAAAACTGCCACCCTTTTTTTGTAAAACATTAAAAACATAAAATAAAATGAGCTGCGATATTTCACACGGAAGACAAGAACCTTGTAAAGACGTAGTGGGTGGGTTAAGAAACATCTACTTTATTAACTACGGGGATTTTGACGGAACAACAGACGTTACTTACGATACTGCGGTAGGTTACGAAGACGTAATTACTGCGATTGGCGGTAACATCAACAACATTTATAAATATGAATTGAAAGGAACTAACTCGTTTGAAACAACTATCACTTCTTCTCGTGAAAATGGTACAACTTTCTTCGAGCAAGTTTTGTCTATTCAATTAAAGAAACAAGACCAAATTACACACAAGCAAATTAAGTTACTTTCTTACGGAAGACCTAACGTAGTTGTAGAAACTAACAACGGAGATTTCTTTATTGCGGGATTGGTTCGCGGTATGGATGTAACTGCGGGAACTATTTCAAATGGTACTGCGCTTGGTGATATGACAGGATATTCTTTGACTTTGACTGGTCAAGAGGCAGTTCCTGCGAACTGGTTAGATTGCAACACCGAAGCACAATTAGTTACTTTGTTAGGTTCTCCTACGGTAGTTAATTCATAAGAACTTTGTTTCATAAGCGTTAAGGGGGTGGAAACACCCCTTTTTTATTGCACAAAAAAACGGAATAATAGTTATTAATATATGATAGTAGTTCAACAAACTAACGTAAGTCAAACATTTAATTTTATACCACGTTACGGAAGCGGTGTAACGCTTGAATTAATTGACGAAAACACAAACGTAAGCGTACCTGTTGCGGGTTCATTTACTACTGGGGATTACGTGCATTCGTTTAGCGGTGTTTTACCAACCATTGAAAACCATTTTTATTGGGTAATAATAAAAGACGGAAGCGGAAACCTACTATTAAAAGAACGAATGTTTTGCACTAATCAACCAATTAACACATTCTCGGTTAATAATGGGCAGTACATATCAAATCAAACAACTAACGACTTCATAATGTATGAGTAATAACGTACACATTTTACAACTTGCGGAATATCAACAACCGACTATCAACGAATCTAAACGCGATGCGTGGGTAGAATTCGGGGAGGATAACAACTACTTCAATTACCTGATTGATAGGTACACGAAATCAACCACAAATAACGCGATTATAAACAACGTAAGCCGTTTAATTTATGGCAAAGGATTGAGTGCCTTAGACGCTTCGAAAAAGCCTAACGAATACGCTCAAATGATGACGTTGTTTAGTCCTGAATGTTTGCGTAAAATGGTATTCGACCGCAAGTTATTCGGTCAGTTTGCAATGCAAGTTCACTACAACGAAAAGCACGATAAAATCTTAAAGGTTTATCACATACCCGTCAACTTATTACGTGCGGAAAAATGCAACGAGAAAGGCGAAATAACGAGTTATTATTATTCGGATAACTGGGAAGATGTACGCAAGTTTCCACCAACAAGGTTTAGTGCGTTTGGATACGGCAAAGACAAAATAGAAATAATGTTCGTTAAGCCTTACGGGGTTGGAATGAAATACTACGCTTATCCTGACTATCAAGGTGCTATACCTTACGCAGTTTTAGAAGAAGAAGTAAGCGACTATTTAATCAACGAAGTTCAAAACGGATTCTCAGGAACTAAGGTGGTCAACTTTAACAATGGAGTGCCAAGCGAAGAACAACAAGATTTAATTAGCCAAAAAGTTTTATCTAAACTTACTGGTTCGAAAGGTCAAAAAGTTATTGTAGCATTCAACTTAAACGCAGAATCAAAAACTACGGTGGACGATATTCCTTTAAACGATGCGCCCGACCATTACACCTACCTATCGGAAGAGTGTTTACGCAAAATAATGTTAGGTCATAACGTAACTTCGCCTTTGTTATTTGGTATTGCTTCAGCTAACGGATTTTCATCTAACGCAGATGAACTACAAAACTCGTTTATCTTGTTTAACAATATGGTTATTAAGCCATTTCAAGACGAAATCTTAGAGGCTTTTGATAGGGTTTTAGCGTTTAACGGCATAGCTTTAAAACTATTCTTTAGAACTTTAAAACCGCTTGAATTTACCGACTTAGAAAATGCAACTACCGAAGAACAAGTAACCGAAGAAACGGGGGCGGATGCAACTACATTAAAAGCGCAAAGCACCGAAGAACAAATAGCCTTAGCGTTACAAGAATTCGGAGAAGAACCACAAGAAAATTGGTTACTAATAGACGAAGCGCCCGTAGATTACGACACGGACGAAGAAGAAAACAACGTGCTTAAAGGCGAAAAAAGTTTATTTTCTCGTTTGGTTGAATTGGTAAATACTGGAATTGCATTCCCTAACGCTAAGTCCGAACAAGACGAAGTTATCGAAGGGGTTAAGTTTATTACTCGTTATGTTTACGAAGGTGAAGACGGCGGGAAATCAGGTAAGACAAGACCATTTTGCAGATTAATGAAAAGTGCTAAAAAGATTTACCGAAAGGAAGACATTGAAAGAATGAGCAAAAGCGTAGTAAATGGATACTACATTAACGCGGAAGGCGAACAAATAGGCTTCGGAAAAAAAGGCGCACTAACTTACGACATTTGGTTATACAAAGGTGGCCCTAATTGCCACCATCGTTGGAATAAACAAGTTTATGCGCAGTTTGATTCACGTTTCGGGATAGACGTTAATAGTCCAAAGGCTAAACAAATAGCGGTTGCCAAAGCCGAAAAGTTTGGATATAAAATTAAAAACAATGCATTGGTTTCGACACGTCCGATTGATATGCCGAACCGAGGATTTTTACCTAAATAGAAATGGCAGAAGCATTACTAATAACACGAGACGATTTGGTGCGATTTACCGCACTTAATGGCAACATAGATACTGATACGTTCATACAATGGATTAAAGTCGCTCAGGACATTCATATACAACAGTACACGGGAACGCAACTACTTGAGAAAATCAAAGCGGATATAGTTGCGGGAACTTTAGCTAATCCGTATTTAGATTTAGTTGAGACCTATTTAAAGCCGATGCTTATCCATTGGGCTATGGTTGAGTATTTACCTTTTATGGCTTACACAATGGCTAACAAGGGAATCTTTAAGCATTCAAGCGAGAACGCTCAAAACGTGGATAAAAACGAAGTGGACTTTTTAATAGACAAACAAAGGTACTTAGCGCAAAACTACACCGAGCGTTTTGTTCAATTTATGATTTTTTCGGGTAATACTTTCCCTGAATATTATACTAATACGAACTCGGATATTTATCCAAACACGGACTCAAATTATACAGGATGGGTAATATAAAAAAGGAATATACACCAAAGAAAAGCAACGTAATAAAGTTGCAGAAATTAATTAAGAAACTACAAAACGTAAAAAAATGAATGACTGGGGACAAGGCGCACACAACAACGTGGTAGGTTGGGGACAAGCTGCCAAAAGTGGTATGAATATCGGTTGGGGTTCTATATGTTTTAATACGTGGAGTCCACAAACTAATTTAATAGGATAATGAACAATCATTTAAGAGGACTTTCTTTACTTTATTTCTTCTTTAGTTATGCTGGAGTAATTGTTTCTTTATTCGAATCACATTATTTATTTTTTAAATTATTCGCACTTGGCTACGCATCACTACTTACCTTTCAACTACTCAATCAATACTTAGATGAAAACTAAACTTTCAATTTTTTTACTTTCGTTGTTATCCATTTTAGCACCCGTTAAAGGAATGGTTGCAATCACTATTTTTTTTATATGGCTTGACCTATGTATTGGAATATGGCGAAGTAAAAAGTTGAAGTTACCTTTACGTTCAAGAGGATTTGCACGTACGATTTCAAAGACCTTGCTTTATGCGGGTAGTATTGTAGCAGTATTTTTTTTAGAAAAATATGTTTTAACTGATTTAATAGGAATATTTATTTCGGTTGAACTTGTGTTAACAAAAGCATTTACGTTTTATTGCGTTTTCACGGAGTTAAAATCCATTAATGAAAGTTACTTTGATGTAACTAAAAAAGACGTTTTAAAATCATTTAAAGAGTTTATAACCGCAAAAAAACAAGAGTGGGATGAGTTCAAATCTTGACATTCAAAAGATAGTACAACACAGGCTATCTAAAGGGCAATTCTTCGAAGAAAACACGGATAAAAGCCAAATCTATTTACACCACACAGCAGGAAACGGAAACGCTGAAGGTGTTGCACGTTTTTGGAATAGCAACGATTCGCAGATAGCAACGGCATTTGTAATCGGAGAAAACGGAACGATTGTACAATGTTTTTCAAGTAAGCATTGGGCGTGGCACTTAGGTATTGATAGCCAAGATTTCGCTACTCGTGGACTACCATACAAGAACCTGAATAAACTTTCGGTAGGAATAGAAGTTTGTAACTGGGGAATGCTCAAAGAAAAAAACGGAAAATTTTATAACTATGTAAACGGCGAAATAAACCCTTCGTATGTAACTACTTTAGAAACTCCGTACAAAGGTTACAAACATTGGTACAAATACACAGATGCACAAATAGAATCCTTACGCCAACTTGTAGTGTATCTATGCGAAACTTACGACATACCTAAAACCTATCGTAAAGAAATATTTGACTTAGACAACGAAGCATTCAAAGGGACACGAGGTATTTATACACACAACTCAGTTCGTAAAGACAAGGCGGATATTTACCCTTGCCCGAGAATGATTAAAATGTTAGAAAGCTTATGATTCGAATAATAGCGATTTTAAGCGTTTTAACGCTACTTTCGTGTTCAAGTGAACGCTTGGCACAATACCACTATAAAAAAGCGCTTAAACACGGGCTAAAGGTGGTAAATGACAGCGATACGATACGCATAACTACCATTGATTCGTTTCCAGTCATAAAAAATGATACTATCGTATGGGAAAAATACATAACAACTAAGGACACAATAGTAAATTTTAAGAATATTTACGTTCCCAAAACACGCTACCAAACAAAAATAGAATACAAAGAACGAGTAAATACGTTAAAGATTCAAGGAGAAACAAAATGGAAAACGGCTAAAGCTACGCAAGTAGTTAAATATCGAACGAACTGGTGGGTAGTTTTGATTGCTTTTGTACTTGGATTCGTTATTCGGTTCGTTTTGAACTCTACTTTTATTTCACGAGTTCAACTTTTCTTCCGATATTTCGGGCAAATATAAACGTATGAATTTAATTAAACACGGAAAAAACGTCCACGAATTACAACTTCAAGGATGGCAAGTTCACGTTGCTATGTTATCGGATATTCATTGGGACAATCCTAAATGTGATAGAGATTTATTAAAGCGACATTTGGATTTTTGTAAAGACAACGACATTCCTGTAATAATAAACGGGGATTTCTTTTGCTTGATGCAAGGTCGGGGCGACAACCGAAGAAACAAAGAAGACGTACGACCCGAACATAACAACGCAAGGTATTTAGATTCGATTGTAGAAACTGCGGTAGAATGGTTTGAACCTTACGCAAACACGATTAAATTAATTGGATACGGAAACCACGAAACGGGAGTAATTAAATACCAAGAAACCGACTTACTGCGTAGGTTTGTTGACTTACTCAACTATAAATGTTCGTCAAACGTGCAAACTGGTGGGTATGGTGGTTGGGTTATTATTCGGCAATTCTTAAATACAACTTCTCAAGTTAGCACAAAAGTAAAGTACTATCACGGAAGCGGTGGTGGTGGTGTAGTCACCAAAGGAGCATTGAACCTTACCCGTGCGTTAGAGATGTACGAAGACTTTGACGTATTTACAATGGGTCATATCCACGAAAATAGTTCTCGTAATGACGTAAGGGAATGCGTTAACCACAACTCAAAAAAAGGTTACTCAGTTAAACAACGTCAACTACACCTTATGTTAACGGGAACATATAAGGAAGAATACGGAGAAGGTTCACACGGATGGCACGTTGAACGTGGCGCACCACCGAAGCCATTAGGCGGCAGAATATTGAAAATTGAATGCAAAGATATTGATAACTCAATGCAGAAAAATATAGATTCGTTCAAATTTCCGTTGTAGATTTGCACCATAGCGTTGAATTGGGGTAGTGATACCCCTTTTTTTATGTCCTAAAAACGCTTGAAAATCAACGAGTTATAAATTATTTTATCGAAAACTTAAAAAAAATTGTTAAAAAGTTTGGTAGATTGAAACTTAGTATTTATATTTGCGTATAGTTATTCACTAAACAATTAAAAAAAACGCTATGGAACAATTTAACAACGCTTTAGATTTCCTTCAGGAAAACGAATCTAATCAAACTGCTTTAATTACATTTATTGAGCAGTTACTTTGCGAAGCATCGGACGAAGCAATCGAGAAGGCTTTACAAAACACGAATGAATATTTAACCATTTTAAAAAATTACCAATGAAAAGATTAAGAGAAATTTGGAACGAATTAGACCCTGAAGTTCAATTATTTTATAGAACTATGGGCGAGTTTTT